TTAGACCAAGCACCATCATTATCTTTAAACCTGAGCATGATCTGAGGATCTGGTACAGTTGCGTTACCTACGCCCTCTTTCATATCTAGCCAGACACCTTCATGCACGGTGATCCTATCTTCTAATAAAACCCTTCCGTGCCTTATGCGTGTAATGACTTCTCCAGCATCTGTAAAAATATCCCAATCAAGTTCATAGATAGCTCCTGTCTCTGTACTTCCAACTAAATGCTTGTTATAGCAGAACACATGGTTATTAGAGATATGGTGTCCTGTACTAGCTGTTACCCACTCATGCCACATCTTGGTTTTGATATCATACACAAAAGTCTTTTCATCCGTAGGAAAGGTTAGTACATAAAAACCATGCCCATCGTACTGGTACGTATATCCATACGCATCTGATAAAGTAGTAAGGTTATGTAAGTTACCAGAGATAGAATCACTGATAATACTTGGCTGTGTTCCTGAAACTTGAAGTACAACCTTGTCTCCGTTCTTACTCTGCCCTAAATAGAACAGGTTACCATCCATCTCTGCCGGGCTATGAGGAGCAGGAGTTCCCCACTCAATGAATCCGCTCTGTACTGGCTCGAAAGGAAACTCTCCCCCTGAGTTAAACCAAGGCTCTGCTGTGAACTCTCCGATTAACCAGAACAAACGATTAGTAACAATAATACTCTGAAGAGCATCTGGGTCTCGTTCAGCTGTAGCAAAATTCAGGGCAGTCCATGCAGTACCATCATAGCTATCACTGAAGTTAAACCTACCAGTAATGCCGGGATCATTAACAAGGAAGTATCCATCAAAGAACACAACATGGGTAGGAGCAGAACTACCTGCTACATTAGCAGGAAACTGCGCATCAGCAATAGCTGTGGTTGTAGCTCCATCACATATATAGCCATCAGTACCATCAACTATCATGATCTGGCCACCGTTGTCAGCGCCGTTATGCGCCATACTAACTCTACCTGTTGTAGTACTAATTGTACCACGACTGGTAACAGCACCAGCACTTGATATTTCCCACACAGTACCCGCGCTGACTACGTACAGCAAATCGTTATACTTAATCATTCCGCGTACAGGGCCAGTACTAGTTGTACTAAATACAGATAGTCCCGGAGTAGGCATTAACACTAACTGACTAACTCCTTCCTGTTCTATATGCGGATACCAGTTCTGTGTCTTTTGGTACTGAACCACAGACTCAGTACTTTGTCCTGTCTGTCCTAACAGAGGTATTTTCATTATTTATTATGCCTTTATCTGGCTTGCTTGTGTGAATAATTTCATTTCAATCTGTACTTAACACCGCAAAGGTTAAGTCCGTAGCCATCTTCATGTTGCGGAATTGAGCTTACGTGTAAACAAAATCCATCTATTCTGTCTGTCATCGGAGCAGTTCCTTCTACTATTCCTATTGGGTTTGGGCTGTTAAATTCTGGAGCATCTGAGTTTCTTGGATGGACTCCGATGCCTACTGATACGGAGCAGCCAGATAATAGAGCTATGATAAAAAGCAATTTAATCATGCAACTATTTCCATTACAAAATATGTGTAAAAACCACCTAAATTATCAAGTATAAGCAGATCACCACCTGATGACTGATACGCCATTAAAGTAAAATAATCACCTGCAACAACGTCAATGGTAGGGGACGCTAGATGCATATATAGACTACTGGCTGTTGGTGTTCGTTCGTCATATGGCAAACCTACAACGCCAGTTGGTATAGTAGTCTCATCATTTTTTGAAAAACTTATTATTCTGGTTCCAGTTGCATTACCAGCGAAATTAACTCGCCCGAATAATTTTATTCTAGTGACTCCTGCTGGAACAGTTAAACGCTTATTATTTGTTACAGTGTCGTGAATTGTATCTGTGTCATAACTTTCTGAGTCGAATTGTAAATGGGAGTATGTAGATGTTGGTATTGTATACCCAGCTGAGTGATATACTAATGCTCCCCTAAAGGCGGTAGCTGCCGCTATTTGAGCAGCAAGATAAGCAACAAGTGACTGCTGCGAAACAACAGCAGTTGCACTATCAGCTGCCATTGTATCGTCATCAAGAAATGCTGTGCCGCTTAACGTGCCATTTAATACCGGGTCAGTTAATACTGGCTCAGTTAATGTAGTGCCAGTAGCTGTGAAAGTATACAGAGGAACTAAAACAATATCATCAAAATAAGCAGACGCAGTTAAATTAGAACCCCCACTATCAATCCCTGTTATCTTTAGAGTAGCTTGAGTAGCATCTGAGGGAATAGTTACTGAGTAATTATAGTTAGTCCACGAGGTAGGATTAGCTGCTGCTAGCGTATGAACAGTAGTACTAGCTGTGGCTGAAGCAGTACCGTCGTATTGATACCAGAAAATCTGTACAACATTAGTAGTAGTTGCATGTGTAGCGTAATAACTAAAACTAAGTTGTAATAAAGAACTCTTATTTACAGAGAATGTGCCTGTAGTTGCAGTACCACCACCAGTAGCTGCTCCGGTAGTATTAAATCTAAGGCTCTGAGTACCATGCTTCTGTATTGTAGTTGATACAGCTATAGTGCTACCAGAATAAGCAGCGATAGTCCAATTATCAGGAGTCCCGGAAGTGTCTGCTTCAAAGCTCCCGTTCTGAACTAAGTTGTACTCCCCAAACGTAGTAGTTGTTCCACCAACTGGGCTGATGTTGTCTTCAGTGAAGTACGTAGTTAAAGCATCTGCTGAACGTACTATAACTTTTAGGCTTTGGTCATACCAGATCTTAGCATTGCCGTACGCATCCAGTACCACAGGGTTAGAGTTAGCCGTTCCTAAGGTTGAGTCTGTGTAAGTAGTTAAAGCTGTACTAGTTCCAGCCGCATACGTGTATACTAAGCCCCCAACTAGAGGAGAACCTGTAGCTGGATCGTCGTAATGAAAGATAGGTAGTTCTAATTGTTTAGAGGCCATTGTTAATTCCGATCTGGTTGAAAGTAGACGCTATCTTCACGGTCATATCCTAGAACAAGTTCTAGGGCCTCTTTAGCATCTTGTTTAAGTAATTGTCTTTCTAGTCTAGGCATAGAGAATCTTGGAGCAAGACGATACGCTAAGTTATAAGTAATGGCTTCTAGCCACTCTTGAGGAAAGTCGAAATCATCTGTGCCAGCGTCCATATCCTCAATAGGAGTCTGAACTAATACCTTAATATCATACAGAGCTACTTCAGTACTTGTTGGAGTAGGCCACACATTAAGAGTACCATTATCTAAAGTAGGCTCATAATTGTACTGAACAGGAGTGCCTGTTTGTACAGGAAGATCAAAAAAGTCTACCTTAGATAGCCATGTTAGTGGGGTAGAATTACTTGAGCTATCTATAAGTTCTGCGTACAATACTTTAATAGGACGATCAGCTGTTTCAGAAGGAGTTCCAACACGTCCTATAGTGTACGCTGACTGAGCAGCGATTAAGTCTATAGTTATTTCTGTTCTCTTCCATAACTGAAGGTCATGAACTTGCCAAGCCTTGAGCATCATGTTCAGAACTTTATTAGCTATAGCAGTATCTCCTGAAGATAAAGCTTCTCCATCTACGGCCACGGATACAAGCTCATACGCTGACTGTATAAGCTCATCTCTAGTCATCGAGAAATTAACACTGCCACTTCTTGCCATATTATAAACCTAAGTATGTGAGATGGACTAATGTCCAAGATGTTCCATTAAATTCTACCTCAGCAAAGAAAGGAAGTGCTGAGATTGTGGTAACTAGTCCACCAATGTCTATTGTGTATGCACCAGTTCCTGTTCTATATATCTGTATACGGTCGTAAGCCTTAGCATCAGAAGTACTTAAGGTTATAGTAACATTAGCTGTAAGAGCTGCTGTGTATTGATACACCCTAGAGCCGGAGACTACTAAAGTTTGGTTTCCTGTAACCGTCTGAATAGGAGAAGTATCATCTGATTCTTTAGCTATGAAGGGCACTGAAATATCCTCAGGCTTTACACGGAAGAAATCAGATTCATGCCTAGGTTCCCAGCATTCTTTACAAACCATAAAACCAGTCCACTCTTTCCTAAGCTGAGAGGCTTTATAAACAAAACCACATCTCTCACACTCAGCATTCCAGTCACCAGACTTGAAGTACGTATTCAATTATAATGTCCTTTCTGTACCATGTTCATGATACCTCCGTAGAAATTAGCTAATTTATATCTAATCTTCTCAAGTTCTGTTAAGTGTTGTTTCAGAAATATTTTATTCTCTGTATAAGTCTTAATAGCTTTGCAATGGGCAGTGAAGGTCAAGTCTTCTCTAAGTTTTCCAGCAGGATGCCCTAGTAATAGAACCAGAGAGTAATTAACATTAACTGTTACATCAATTGCCCCAAAGATTACTAACGGGACATAAAACACTTTCTGCATCCATGGATGATTTTTGATGTTTCGCTGTACGCCCTCATACAGTGGGACGATGACCATAAAAGAAGCTAGTAAGATCATCATTGCAACCACGGTCTGCACGAACAACGGCTCATACGTCAACCCAAGGTAAGATAGGGCGGCCAAGTTAAGCAATATCGCTACAATGTATTGTAAGGTTTTATTCATTTCTTTTTCCACTCCGAGCACCTAATAATGGTTACGTTTGCATCACGTTTTATAATCTTCATCTTGGTAAAGTCCAAATCAGAACAGTCCGAATGCTCGCGTTTACATGTAGCGCACTTGTGGCCTTCTGGCACGATTAAGGAACTGCCGTGCATGTGGCTGGTACTCGTGCGCCACCTTGCACCAGTGTTATATCAACGCCATTCACCAAGCAATCCCATAGCGGTGTGCCATTTAATTGTGATGGCAAATAAGTCACTCTTAGGTCTTGCGCTAACCAGAAAGCAGTGTCGGCGGGGTCTGCAACCAGTTCAGATATTCTCCATGAAACGGTTAGTCCGTTGCCGTCTCGTATAATTAACCATTGCGGATTAACAGCCGGGTAGCGTTCCGGGATAACTACTACAGCCAGCGGATTATTGCTCAGTACAACATCAACTCTGCCGCAAGCTGCATCAATATGAGCGCAGCCTAGGTGTTGCTCAAAGGCAACCCGGCCTTCTGGTATTACGCTTGAAAAATAATGCTGTACGGACATGCAGCTGGTTAAAAATAACAATAATAAAAGCGCGTATCTTTTCATTTCAATGCCTCGATTTGATCTAATTAACCACCTCATAGCAGCTTCCTCACTTCTGCATACCACGGAGCCAATTCATCCCACTGCGCAGCACGATTATTGTCAAAGTCCCAGCCGCCCCAGATCACAACCCCGTCGGCTAAATCTAAACAGGTTTCTATCTGCATTTTAAAATAATCAGCTGGTAGATATTGTAATTTTTTAGCGCTCGAATCATGGTACTGTGGCCACAAAAAAGGGTAAACCGTTTTATTAAACTTCTTCGCTTGCTGGATATTTCGTATTGCGTATTTCATCCAGCCTAAGCGATCATCGTAAAACGTGTA